ACTAAGTTGTTAGTGTGTTTCTTAACTTCTCTTACATATTCTTTCTGTATGTTCTTGTATTTATCTTTTCCTTTATCACTCTTTGCCTTATCAATTTGTTTCTGAATTGATTGTTCAACCCACTTCTCATAACCCTTTGCATGAGCTTTAGGATTAGTAATCTTTGCACCAGCACGAACTTTACTGTTATTGTATGTTGCAAGTTTAGCACCGACAATCGCACCAGTCATACTTTCTTGTAGTTTCATAAACTTAGTTAGTGTAGGAGAACTAATCTTCTGGAATACTGTACCAGTTTGAGATAGTATTGAAGTTATAAGTTTAGTTTCTTCTGCATTAAAGGTTGCAGTACCAGATGCATCTTTATATGTTGCATCATCCATCCATATACTAGGAGATTTTTTAAGACCAGATATATCAACACCAAAAGATGCAGTCATACTTTCTAGTGTATCTCCAGAATATGATGTATGCCATACAATACCAACTTTCGCCTTTGCTATAACTTTACCAAAATCACTATCAACAGGAACAGCATACACAATTGTGTTAGGCTGGAAAGTGTAGTACTTAGTACCTTCGATTGTTGTTGACTCCACATCATNTGTGAACATAAGGTCGCCTTGTATAACGGACTTGATTCCGAGTTTTGAAAACTCTGCGAGTGCAACTTTGAATTTTTCGACAAGTGCTCCTTTGAGGTCATCATCTATCTCCTTAGCTGTTTTATACAGTTTGGGATTGANNTTGAATACCGACTTCTTTGCAACAAAGAATTTTCCATCAGAGGGGTCAATACCAGCAAAGATTGCTGGAGCACCATCCCATTTGACTGTCATATTGATTGATGAACGAGCATTACCTGCTAACATATCTCTAAGAGAACGTAGAAAATTAATTGCAGCTCTTCCGCCATCAACTCCATAGTTTATTATTTCATCTTCTAGATGTTCTAGGTGTAAATTTTTACCACCCTTATCTTCGTTTAGTTCTGAAAAACTAATCATATTATCTCCAACTATTTATTTTACTTTGAGGTGTTACCCTATCAACTTCTATTTTAGTTGAAAACTTTGAACCAGAAGAATTTGCTATTATCATAGTTTGATATACTGGTTTAGGTATACCACCATCATCTTTAAATCCAGTACAAAGGTGTATATTTATTGTATTATATAATTTATTTTTTACCTTACTAATATCTATAACAACGACATAAAAATTATTTATAGCTTTTCCATTTTGTAATAACTCTGATGCATTTGTTTTAGTATAATCATCTCTAGTTCCTAAATTTTTATTGTATCCATCTAAACCGCCGTAGCATATTACAAGAGGTAGCGCAGTATTACCAAATTTAGCCTCACTCTCTAAAGTAGAAACAAAAGCAAAAAGTGACTCAACTAAATTATCATAATTTACAATTTGTTTTTCAATGCCTTTTAATATTTCATTAATTGCAATATTTCCAGCATTATTTGCTCCTAGAGTAACAGCAAATTTAAATTTGTCTTTATTCACTTGGCCAGTTTTTTTAAAATCATTAAGTATATTTTTTACAGCATTGGTCGCTTGTTGTTCATCATATGTTCCTGCAGTTGGATTTAAAAATAATATAGGTGGAAATCCTCTAGCTATCATCTTTGGTCTATTATTCAATTTTTGAACTAATGCAATATTATCTCTATGGTTTTTATTAATCTGTTTAGCAATAATTTCTAAAGCTTTTACTTTTGGTATTAAATTTTTATCAGCTTTTACAAATTTTTCGACTAAATTTTTATTTCCAGCTTCATTAATGAGATCATTAATAGCTTTCATATTTTTATCATTTAATCTTTTACTAATTCCTTTTTGTGCAAAATCTTTAATATCACTAACAACTTTTGTAAATAAATTTTGGGCCCAGGATGTAAATACTTTGATACCTTTTGTAGCTACATTTCTAAAATAACTTACAATATCTTTCATTCTATCTAATAAATTAATTTCTAATAATAGTAAATCATTATTTGTCCAGAAATTATTTTCATTTTTTATTTGATCTAATGGATTTGCTGGTACTTTAATTAATGTTCCAACTTTTCCAATTCTTGCTAATCCGTCACCTTTTTTTAATGAAACTTGGAAAAAAGATATTTCTTTTCCATTCTCATTTGATATAGTAACTCTGCCATTTGGTAAAGTTGTTGCTCTTGATACTTGTTCTTTTTCACTTAGTTTTGAAATTTCTGTTAGTATACTTTTTAGTTCTGCAGCTGTACCATCTACTATTAATACAATATCAGCTGTATTTTGTTTAGATTTATTTTTGTATTGAAACGATTTTGGTGATATACCATAATAACTTTTTTCTATATTGTCATGGATAAAATCTTGGAACTTACCAAGCTTTACTATAGGTGCACCTAAATTAGACCAATATTCTAACAGTAAGTTAAAATATTCTTTAGAAACTGTTTTTTCAGCCCAATTCTTTGCATAAACTGAAAATTCATCATTTTTAGAAATTTGATTATAACTAGAAGATGTAATTTTCCCTCCACTCAATGCAACTAAAACAACTGCACTTTCATAGATTGAAGTTCTTTTTCCAGAATTTTCAATACCTTGAGGAACAAACTGACTTTCGATAAATTCTGGATTTGTTTCTAGCTGTTGCTCTAACAAAGACTGAACTTTTTGTACATGGGAAACACTATGATTAGGCCGTGGCCTAACTTGTCTTAGACTTTTCGAAAGCATCAACATCTCCATTTAGATATAGTTATGTATTATTTATACTTTAAAATCTTTAATGGCTGAAAACTTATCGTACTTATTACCAAAGTCTGTTTTATCAAAAACAACTTCTTCTTGACCACTATCGACTAAATCTTCTTGTTCTTTCTGTTCACAATCATACAACCTCATTTTACTTCTGTCAATACCTAAAACAAATCTTTTGTTAATTGTTGGATCATTATATCTATTCTTCAACTGTTTCACAACTATTTGATTTAACGCTTCGAGTTCCTCATTGGAGATAATGGCGAACATAAAATCAGCCGTCGCTGGGAGCCCAAATGATTCAGATGTGTCCTCAAGGCCGAGGTCTGACGAGGTAAATCCAGTTCTTGTTGTTTGGGTTGCCGACATAATTGGAACATTACATTCAACGGCAAGCCCTCGTAGTTCTTCTGCAATAGATTTGATATAAGTGTAAGAATTAACATTAGTCGCTCCTTTTAATCTAGATGATGCACAAATATTTAGATAGTCAATAAATATCATATCTGGTTTAAAAGACTTCTTGATTGCAAGCTCTTTTATTAATCCACGAAAGTGAGCAGAGTGTGCAGTAGCAGTAGGGTATTCTTTTACAATCAGTTTACCATTAGTTTTATTTTGTAGTTTACCTATCTTGTCATCAAACATCTTCTTAGGTAAGTCATGCAAGTCTTCCATAGATACATTCATTAGGTTTGCATCTATACGTTCTGCAATACGTTCCTCTGCCATCTCCAAAGTAATGTACAATACGTTCTTACCTTGTGATAAACAAGATGCAGCCATATGACACATGAACAACGATTTACCAACACCAGTACCAGCAAGACATATATTCAAGGTCTTAGTTGGTAGTCCACCTTTAGTAATTTTATTAAAGAAATCTAAATCAAAAGGAATACGTTCCTCTACTCTATGATAGAAGTCAAATCGTTTTTCACTATCGTCAAAGTAATCGTGGCCAACTGCGTTGTCAAAACACACAGCAAGTGCATCTGTTAAAATATTTGGTATTGAGTCTGGTTTACGATTCTTATCCTTACCATCAATAATAGAAATACCCTCAACGATTGCATTATAGATAGCCTTGTCTTTACAAAACTTTTCTGTCGTATCAACTAACCATTCCATATCAACATCTGTTGAATCAAGTGTCTGTATGATTTCTACAATCTTTGTATGCTGGTCTTGTGTTAGGTCTTTTCTAGACTCAACTTCTATCTCTAGTGATATCTTTGTCGGTATACGTTTATACTTATCAACAAAGTTTGTTATCTCCTCAAAGACAAC